GTAGAGCACCCGCTAATTAAAACATGAGTAGATGTCGCAAGTGCAACATTAGTTTCTTATATAGCGTCCTCTCGCTTTGATGTCTTACAACGTGTATTGATACACCGGTCCTCCCTGAAATCTCATAAATGAGAAATCATCACCGGCTGCAAATACATGCTGAAGGTAAACATCCGAACTAGGTCCCGTCAACTCAACAGGCCAAGCAACCACAAATCTACCAGTAAATCTACTGACAAATGTGGACTCTGCCGCTGGTGCAAGCTCGTCTGAGCAAGAAAGTAGGAACAAATTGTTCGTATAAAATGGGGTTTCAAATTCGACACCCCCATTTGTGTCGGTGTGGAACATGACTGATCCACCGGTTCTCGGTACAGTTAGAAACGTATCTGGAGTCGTAGCAAATTGGTTAACAGATGGAAAAGATTCATTCTCCAATGTAACCACTGTGCATCCCAAGGGACTGACGCTAACGTCTCCAATTATTCCAACTCTACGCTTCATTCCTCCGCGCAATCCGAGATATGCGTAACGAAGATAGTAATAGAGATTCATCCTGCCTGTGCCTCCACTATAATTAGGCCTCGGGTCAGGATAAATGTCCTCTCTCAATACAACTACGTTATGGGTAGAAGCACCAGTTAATGCATACGGCTCAGTAACATTATCATATCTCTTAAGCAAAGCTCTAAAAGACAAAGGCATTTCTCCGAAATGCATTTCACTAATGTGCTGCATTGATGCACTTGAGGGGTTCAATATTACCTGCTCTGGCATGTCAGCTTCTGTGGTAGGCCTTACCACGGAAGGAATCTCAGTGAGACGATTAAAGCACATGTTGTCAGATCTGACATACACATTTATGGAGATATCTGAACCATCTGGACTCTGTAGAGCCGTAAACGGAACAATTGATATATATCCATTAGCCTCATCAAACCAATCATTAGTGCCAAAACCAATGTTTCCAAGGTCTATATCAACAGATGAAGTAGAAGTTCTTGCCCAAGCTTTCGGAAAAGCCCACTGGACAGTGAATTCAATGTCACGAACCTCTTGAATATCTATAATCTTCATGTACTGTTTATTAACATCTAGATCCGTATCAATGGTAACACTCTGGGGAATGTTGGGCTCATAGTATATGGCCAACTTTCCGCGGTGATACTGAGATGCTACCACTTCAATCCTATAAGTGATATCTCCCCTCCAGTAATTAAAGCAATTTGCTACATACTGCATTGGAGTGGGTTGTATCTTATAGGTAGTACCAATGACAAAATCTCTCTTGGAAACACACGGAGTAACTGGAGCTATCCAAATAGACGTAACTAAAGGCACGTCAGTTGATAACCATGGAACAGTGTCAAACAACGACTCTCTCTTAACTATATTAGACAAAGCCATATCGTCGTCATCACACGCAACCACAGTTGCGTCAACAGGCATTTCCTGCAAGGGATCTAGACTAATCTTCATCGTGGTATCGCTTCCTGTAGTGACAGAACCATTCTGAAAAGGCTGATTCTTCACCCTCATGGGAGCAGATATTAACGAAGGTTTGGAAAATCCAAACAAAGAAGCCACGCTAGAAGCGGTCTTCGCTATCATACTGGCTGTGGCTGTAAAAGGAGTGAAGAAAGGGATTTGTCCCATAAGATCTAGTCCTGCAGCTGCCTTCGATGCATAGTACTCGATCGGGCCAACTCTACGCTCGTCTCCCATGTCTGCCTCCGTCTCAACAGCAATCACAGTTCCTGTAGGACATCCCAACTCAACATCTGTCATCCACGCATAAATAAACACGGACACGGAAGTTGGAGTAGCGGATGCAGATTCTACGGGATTAATTGACATCAGATATAACTTTCCCAAATTTTCAGCATCCTGAAAAGAACCACCTATGGGAATAGTCAACGGGGAATCATTGTACAAACGCAACATCGGCTGGGCACAGATGAAAGGAAGCTCCATGTCTAGAGGCTGATTGTCTCCTACGTCCATGTATCCCACATTGGGGGATTGGGACAGATACATCAGAGCTTGAAATCTTCCAGTTCCAGCGAATTGAGTTTCATGGAATTTTAAGGTCTCGTTATAGGCAGCATAAGGCTGATAACTCACGAGAAACTTAGAATAGTGAAAAGGAGAACCTGATATGGATATCCTAACCCTCAAATTGCCACGTATAAATGCATAGTTCCTGATCTTGGCCCGAATACTTGGATGGTCCAGGAATAAATCCCAGATTTCCGTTTGAAACGTAAGATCCGCACCAGGAGCTACAGAAAGAGTTGCTATTTCCAAAGGACGAGAGAGATAGTCCTCTATCCGGAGAAAATTATACTGCCCAGTCTCGAAGTAAAGGTCTTCATCACCTTTCTCTTCAATAGGGCTTTCTCCAGTGAAGTCAGTTACATTCTGCATCACTGTCATTTCTCCGTCTCCCATGTCTGCTTCCGAAAAGACCACCTCACTTCTCATCTTCGCTTTCCTCAATCGCATAGCGGTCGCCTCAAGAGCTTCCTTGCGATTGAGCAAATGATGATAAGTGGTAACTTCTTTCCACAGTTGTCGGTCATTTCTAACACATGGCATTTTCTTCAATGACCTAAAAGAATATCCCGGAAAAGGATCCTCCATGCTTTTGAACTCAGTTTCTAACTCGATGAGTTCGTCGAGTATAAGGTTTAACAAGTTGTTATTAGAACGCCATTCATAACTGGAAGTTGACCGACGCAGTCCAACTCCATGTGAGTGTAAGTCAAGATTTCGAGGCTCTTCACCGCTCTCACTCATAGCGGTTGATTTCTCCTCGAAACAAGAATCTTCTTCCTCCCCCAGACTCATGGCTATGGGACATGTTAACGATTCGAGAACTTCGTGATAAGTTGGAAACTTAACTTCATAATCGAAAAATTGCAAATAATAATCAACCATCCTTTCATACTGTTCTCGAGTAGAATGAAAGAAAAGTTCACGGAGAGCACTTTGCACTATACCCTCCATCTGAGTGTGTTTAGAAACAGCCCGGCTAGGTGAATACCATTGGCACGATCGCGCGATAGAATCCATTTGTAGAGGCGCTACAATCTTTTCTGCGGCTTCTGAGTATTTAAACTTCCTTTTAAGAAAACTAAACTCAGAGGCCTTTACGAAATCATCTTCTACCTCACCTTTCGACGCTGTGGTAAACGTCATTCCATAGGTGTTTTCGCAAAAGTTGGCATACCACTTGGTATTCCAACCCATCGACATGGCCTTGGCAGATACACCACACCCCATGTCGTCGCCATAGGTGATCAAGGCGTTGTGCTCAAAGAAGTCCAATTTCCTACAAGGGGAACAATTCCACGCATAGACTATCAAAATTAGTCCACGAACGGAATTATCTTCAGCTGTTCCATACTTCCCTGAGGGTTGCAAGCCGGGCACACAAAATTTGTCTCCATTGATAACAACGTTGACAAATATTGATTCCGTCATAATACCTCGCACTACTTGCAACTGTTCTTCAGTATACCCAAATCTCGTCAAGAGATTTATGTAAATGGTAGAAGCAGCCAGACCTATGTCCACAGGCATGCTTGTATCATAACCACCATAATCACCTTCCATCAGATAATCCTCAGAAAAACGAGTTATACGATTGTAAACTTCATCTGCCTGACGATGCATGTCTATACCTATAGTAGTGTGAAAAGCTTCCGAATGCGATGCCATCTCTGTCATTAGAGGGCCTAAGAAACATTTCATCACGATATAATAGGCGAAAGGAGTTGCAAAGAATACACGAGTCTTACCTTTCTTAACCTTGATTGAACATCTGGGTTCATCTTTCAAATTAGCTTCAAAAGAGATTCGTATAGTGTATCCTTCTCGGTAAGCTTCCAATAAGGCATTGACTTCTTTCAATAAGGCTTCAGAGGGATATCTTTTCCCATTCTTCCCTACATAACAATAGTCACGCTTCTTGCCGGGTGTACCGAAACCTGCTGCCTTGGCAAAATCCATAGCACGCACATAATAGTCATCAAAATTACCATTCAAAGCCGTCTCAACATTATATGGTTGCAAACTCGTCACCCCTAGGCTCTCGAGATTGTCACCAATATTGATACTGATTTGATCAATAGTCACCTTCATCACTTCAAGGTCTAGCTTTTCCTTATTATGTGCAAATTTACGGAAATTAACATTATAAGGGTTCACATACTCTCCTCCGATTTTAGCTGCACCCATCAAAGGACGAGAGTAGTTGGTATACTCCTGTTTACCATACACATCGTCTAATTGCCACCTGATGGAATCATGCATTTCTGTATTCACAAGACAAGACTTCTGGTTAAACGTCTTATCAGTTCCTACATTGCCTAAATATTCAGGTGCACTGAATTCCTCGTACCTAACTATAGAGCGAAAATGTGGCGCTGAGATATCATCATCGAAGATACTAACAGAGTGACACTCCATGTAAGGAACTTCGATCAAATCTATCGCATCTTCCAGCTTACTCTTCGTCAAGTAACTACTGAAAGCTGACAATTTGCCAGAAATTCCTGCTATATGTACACCTGCAATAACGCAATCGTTCTTAGCATTCTTCCACAACACCGGTAGACCACATTTACCCTTACCGTGGCGATTCCACTCATATGCAAGAACATGTTTATGCTTTATATTCCCTAAATGGGTATCAGAGACCACCAGTTCCTCCATATAACTCGCAACAATATGCTCCCCTTCAATCATCGCTTCTGCTGATTGCATAGGAACAATTTCGTCAGAGAAATGTTTCAAAACATCACGGCAGTTGCTTTCAGTACAGTAAATCACAACATAATCAGGCGCTAGATGCGCATGATTTCTATCTTGCAAGACAAATTCACTATACTGAGAAAAGCTGGTGTCAGAGTTTTTCGACAATATCACTGTCGACCCCGAAACTAACTGATCTCCAAAGGCGTGCCGAGGAACCAAATAATAGTTCCCTTTCAACCCGAAGGCGAAACATTTACTATACTCATTTTTTGAAGTAATCAATACTTTAAAAGGACGAATATTGTATTTCAGAGAGCCATATAGACTAGACAGTGATCCGCTATGACAACCACCCAATTGTTTTTCAGTAACAACTGTGAAAGAATTGGGGTTCAGAGCGTTCCTTACTCGTTTGGCCGGTATACCACAATTCAGAGTGGTCTCCCATGTTTGAGTTCTCTTGGACTCTGGCGTTTCTACAGGAAAATCTGTAGGCGCGGAATACGCATTTCCCTCGGTTTCAGGCAGTTCTGTCGATAACATTCTAAATATTTTGCGTATAGCATATACGAACGAAATCGTACCAAGTACTACTGCACCAAGTTTAAAACCATCACCTGTCCAATGAGCGTAAGCAATTCTCAAAGAATTCTTCGCTCGTTGCAATTTGTAATTGATGGCTTGTTTCGCGGCATCCGCTGCCTTGTCTGCGAAATTGTTTCCAATATCTATAAACCACAAAGTGAAAAATAGAAGAGACAAATAAATCCCCATAGGATGAAAGAATAAAAATATTCCGAAAAAGATAGCTAAACTCAGGCAACTCTTATTGATTGCCTTACGTAAAACTTTCTTTCCTACCAGACTCAAAACGAAGAACATAGGTACTGACAGAAAGAGAATAAATATTTCCCACGCTGCCATAGCATTACAGGAAAAACCATCAAAGATATAAGACGGAATGGAACAACTCCTTTCCGCCCATATATCATACTTCTCCTTCCAAACGAACTTGGGTAAATACTTTTTTACCCTCTTCCACTTAGAATGAGATTCCATTCCTTCAGCCACCTGCATCACGTCAAGATACTTCTCTTCATTCACCTCGATGGGCGAAGAGCGATTATCCAAATGCTTCTTTTTCATATCCATAAGAAAAGCTGCATTGCTCTCAACAATACGATTTTCTTCTCCAGCTTCATGCCTGACCTTCTCGTCATCCTCCAAATCAGCTTTAAGTTCATGGTATCCATCAAGATCGTGTTCAATATGATCGAGATTGTAG